CGCGAACCGGATACAGGCTGGAGAGATGCGGTAATCGAAGGAATATTTTGGTTGATGGTGATTGGCGGCGCTGCGGTAGCAACTGGGATGTTGCGTTGATGCCAGAACAGTTCCTGGTCAACAGTTCCACCAGCCTGCATGGATTTTTTGTGCACTGCGAGCGGCTATTCAAGGAGCACAAGGTAATCCGGTTCACATGGCGCATTGGTAAAGATCGCAGCCTGGACCAGAACAGGATGTGCTTCGAGATATACGTGCGCGTCGGTCGCGCCTTGTATGGCGGAGACACCGCCCACGCGCGTGCAGAGTGCAAGCTCACCATCGGCGTTCCCATCCTGCGCGAGGAAGACGAAAAGTTCCGCGAGAGTTACGACAAGATTATCAAGCCTGTGGCGTATCAGGACAAGCTGGCGTTGATGGAGTGGTTTCCTGTCACACGACTGATGACGGTAAAGCAATGCCAGAGGTATATCGACACCACATTCGACACCTACACCCTAAAAGGGGTGGATTTTGGGGGGCTGCTCAATGATCGACAAACCGCTTAACGCTGAGGAAATCGCCATAGGCGCTACCTGCAGACTGCCGGGGGATTTTGCGCACTGGTTGGAGCGGCGGCGCAAGAAAATGCGCATGCGTCCGCTTTCGGGCAGAGACATCCTGGCCCTACAAGACGATGAGTGGGATTGCTGGAGAGGTATTCACACTCCTGGAAATCCACACGGAATTTATTGGGGATAGAGAATGGGCGCAATTAAAAGAACACCGGCAGACATTGCATTCAGCAAATGCATCCGTGAGCGCAGCGGTTGGACCTGTGAGCGCTGCGACGCGCCGCACGAGATGAATTCGATGGGTCTGCACTGCTCGCATTTCCATGGGCGCGGAAAGTGGTCGGTGAGATTTGAACCCGATAATGCCATGGCTGCATGTTTTGGTTGCCATCGGATACTCGGCAGCCAACCGGATGAGCATAGGCGGTTATTTGAGGCAAGACTCGGACAGGAGCGGTATGAGGTGCTGCTGGAGAAAGCCAACGACACAAAATTAGGCCGGCTGGCAAAGCGCGAGGCGAAGGAAATCGCGAAGTATTACCGAGATCAGCACAAAAACATGCGCGTTCAGCGGGATATTGGTGTCGAGGGGCGCATTGAGATAGTGGGGTATTTCTGATGCGTGATGTGACCTTCTGCATTTGTTGCTTTGTAATAGCCGGAATTTTTATTGGTGTGCTGCACCAGGATGGCGAGCGCGTAGTTGTCGATCCCTGGATGTACGAATTTGCAGACAAACAGTGCGAAAAGGGATGGCGGAAGATAACCGTCACTGAAAAATCGATAGGGGTGCATTGCCACGGTGGGGGATTGCACGTGCTTGACTGGTCGATGCGGAGGGTAGCGAATGCAGATTGATTATGGTCGGGCCGAAATAATGACCGGGGGCACTCCATGAGATTCGCAACGGCTCGCCAGGCCTGGCACGACGCATACGACTACCAGTCAGCAGAGTCAGACTATGCCGCGATGGCATCCGGAAAGACCGACAGGAGTCGGACCAAGCGGCAGATTTACGACACCATCATCGACGATGATGGCAGGATTATTGCTAGCGCGCCGGTGCCTACTACCTGCGCGGTAGAGACTAGAGTAGGGAGGGGCAGTTCTGCCCGCATCATGGACGCCTGTGAAAAGGGGATGGTCCAGAGCGCAGTTGGGAAGATCCGCCGCAGTGATCCTCTGGCGTACTGCTGGGGCATGGCTGCCTATGCTCCGCCGGCATCCCGAGTGACCGAAAGGGCGGCGCTGCTGCAACACTTAATGGGTGAGTTCGACAGCTGGGGCGAGTCGCACGACCGGACGAAGGTGGGGCAGCTCGCATTTTTCTGTATCCAAGCCTGCGCACTGCGGGACGTTAATGGCCGGCATGTGGATCTACGCCAGGCGCGGACCATTCTCGGCGTGGATAAGGTGGAGTGGGATCGGGATTGGAAAAAGATTTGGCAGCGATTGCAGCGGCGTCTTGACCCCCTGCCAGGGCGGGCTTTGGGCCCCATTTCTGAGCTGGTTGAGGATTATCAAGAGCGATGCCGCGCGGCTAGTTGACAAGTTTGTGCCACGGCGGTACATTTTTACCACGCTGCGGTTTTTACGCCGTAGAGCAAAGACAACCCGCCCTCCGGCGGGTTTTTGCGTTAAAAGTCCAGAGATTCGATCAAAGCGACTCGCTCGGCGATGCTCATACCGCGCACCCGCTCCGCCAGATCGCGAAGCTCTGACTCGTCACCCGCGTCGCTGTCCTGGATCTCGTCATCCAGGTGGCGGATCAGCAGCGGCTCGACGACCGAGCCCATCAGCGTGCTGGCGAGCAGAAAGCGCTCGCGCTCGCTGAGCTCCGGCGTGCTCCTGCAGATCAGCGCATAGCGCTCACAGATCTCGCCCAGCCGCGCGCTAAAGCTCTGGCCTTCTTTGAGCGACGCCTGCACTTTTTCCAGCGGCGGGTTTAGGTAGATGCTGGGGCGTTTTTGTTTGGTCACTTTGTCTCTCCTATCGAGTCTGCTAGGGCTTTGGGCAGAGTGGTATACATATCGCTGATGCGGCGCGCGATTTTCCAGGCTTCGTAGACAAAGAAGCTAGTGTAATCCGCAGGGTCCAGCCCCTGGCGGCTTTGGTATGGTAGGTAGCTGCAAAAAACCGTGCCGGCACGCAGGGTAAAAGGCCGCGCCTCTATGCCGATACGCCACCAGCGCCCGGCCCACACCTGTATCTCGCCGTTTGGCTGCGTGCTCAGCCACTTGTCAAGAGCCCTGAAGTTGCCGATCTCTCTACCGTGGATCGCGGCCAGCGTCTCTTTTCCAGTCCATATCCGAATTTTCATAGTGACCTCAAAGAATAGAAAATGACCCCGACAAGGCGGGGTCTTCCGTTATTTGGTGATGGTGAGCCGAAAGTCGAAATGATCGGCTCCGCCTGTGGGGTAAACAGTGGCTTTATATCCTTCTGCTTCCCACTCGGCGGCCTCGGCGTTCAGGGCGGTCGGGTTGTGACTGAATTTCACCCCGATCCAGTAAAAGCCCGCTTCATCCTTGTACTTATGGAAGATAACGGTGCTTTCGCCGGCCTTGCGAGTTTCTTTTGCGTAGATCATGGAGCTTTCCTATTAGTTCTGCGCCCGGTATGGGCCAGTTCTTCAGTTGATGTGGACTTTCCTCAGCCCACAAATGTATAGTGCCACCTTAGGTGGCACTTTGCAAGCGTTAATTGCATAAATTTAGATAATATCGCGCCAATTTAACAAATCCACCCCAACCTTGTGCCCGCCTAGCCGCGGGCTTTTTTATTTGAGGCTGCCATGCAAACCGAGGCGACAGTCAAAGAGCGGTGAGACCGGTGGATCCAGTCGCCGTACAGCAGCCGCGAAAAACTGGTAGTTCACCCGGACGACTGGCAAGAATGCGGCTGCCCACTGAGCTACCGCGGTTTGCCGGTGAAACCCCTCGGTATCCACATCATTAACCAGTAACTAACCATTTTTATCCGGAGAAAGACCATGCCCAGTGGAAACACCAAGCCCCCGAAGCCAAAGAAAACCAAGCCCCAGAGCAAATGATGCGCTGGTTCCTTCTCTGCTCCGCCTGCCTGGCGGTTTATTGGGTACCGGTATGGATGGGGCCTGCCAGCGGCCAGTGGTTTTTCGTGTCCAACTCTGGCTGGTCGTTGATCCTCTGCGCGGCAGTCCTGGCGATAGCCAGATCCCGCACGGCCCTGGCTATCGCCGTGCTTGAGTGTGCGGCGATAGCCCTAAATATGGCATGCCTATGGCAGTACATGACGATCAGGGGTTGGCTCTACGGGGCCTACAGCGAGGTAATCGAGGCGATAGTCATCGCCGAAATTGCGGCACTGGCAATGGGGACGCCCCGGGATGGAATACGTCGAGTGGTTCGCGAACGCTGGGGCGCTGGTGATCATTGGGGTGCAGCTTATCTGCGCCGTGGCATGGATCGTGAGGCGGCTCAATAATGGCCGTCCCCATCGATCGCGCCGTAGGTGTTGGTGCCGCCGGCGCTAGTGCTGCCCCTGCGCCCGTATACGGGGAGTATCTGACCACGCATGGCCTTGGCCTGCTGAGCTATGCGGAGTGGATACAGGTAATCGGTGCGGTGTATGTCGCAACGTTGCTGGCGCGGATGTTCTGCGGCTGGATAGGGCGGAGGGTCAAGCGGTGAGCATCCCTGTTATCGGTGCAGTCAGCGAGCTGATTGGAAAGGTCATCGACAAGGCTTTCCCGGACAAGACCGAGGCCAACAAACTAAAAGCTGCAGTAGACCGGGAACTCATCAGCCTGAGCGCTCAAGAACTGCAATCGGCTACCGCGATCATCACAGCTGAGGCGAGCGGAGAGAGCTGGCTCCAACGCAATTGGCGTCCACTTTTGATGCTGTGGTTTGCTGGCTTGGTCGGCGCTCATTGGCTGGGATACACGCCCTCGAATTTGCCTGAGTCCGTAGTAAACAACCTGCTGGATATTGTGCAGGTTGGCATCGGCGGTTATGTGGTTGGCCGTAGCGCGGAAAAGGGGATCAGGGCTTGGAAACAGCAGTGACCCTAGAGCGGTTCGCCTATGGCCCTGAGGCCACTCTGGGGCGCCTGATACTGGACGGCGCTCTGTTTTACACGATAGAGCGCCCCTGGCTGGACAACACCCCATTCAAGAGCTGCATCCCGGAGGGCGTTTACCAGGTTGAGCCATACAGTTCACATCGATACCCGGACGTGTGGGAGCTGAAGGAAGTCCCAGAGCGTACCCACATCCTGATTCACGCGGCCAACCACGCCAAAGACGTGCAGGGCTGCATCGGACCAGGCATGGGCCTCGCCCCAGGGGCATGGTGGGTTACACACTCTCAGAACGCGATGACTGTGCTGCGCTCCAAACTGCCGCAGGAATTCGAGATCAACGTCACCCACTACATACCTCAATACCCATAAACCAACCGAGGATAGAGTAATGCCATGTAACTACGGTAAAGGAAAAAAGAAAAAAGGCGGTCGCGGTAAGTGATCGTTCTGCAGGGTAACAAGTGGGTTGTTATGGATACCAGTACAAAGGCGGTCGTATCCGAGCACCCGTTTACGTCGGACTACGAAAAGGCTAAAGCCAAGGAGTTTGCCCTGAAGTCCAACAGCGAGTGGAAGAGCAAGCAGTAATGGCTGGCGGCCGCCCATCAAAATACAGCAAAAAGGTAGCTGAGAGCATCTGCCTTTTGCTTTCTGAAGGAGAGAGCCTGCGCCGCATCTGCGAAATGGAGTCAATGCCAGGCAGAGCTACTGTTTTCCGGTGGCTGGCCGAGCATGAAGAGTTTAGGGACCAATACGCGCAGGCTAAAGAACAGGGCGCCCTGGTCTGGGCCGAAGAGATCCTGGACATAGCCGACGACGGCCAGAATGACTGGATGGAGCAGCTCGATAAAGATGGAAATGTCCAGGGTTACCGCCTCAACGGCGAGGCTGTACAGCGCTCCAAACTCCGTGTTGACTCTCGAAAATGGCTCTTATCGAAACTGCTGCCGAAGAAGTACGGCGACAAAGTCCAGCAAGAGGTTAGTGGCCCCAATGGCGCCCCAATGGAGGCCAAGTGGACAGTCGAATTTGTAAATGCCACACCTCAAGATAAACCGAAAGCTTGAGCCACTGGTAGTCAAGCCAAAACCTATCAAGGTGGGGATAGGCGGTCGGGGGTCGGGCAAGTCAATCGGGTTCGGTGACATCTTCACGATGAAGATGGCCACGGAGAGGGCAGACATTTACTGCCTGCGCGAATACCAGGATTCGATTGTTGATTCCGTCCATAGGGTATTCCGGGACTCAATTCAAAAGCGCCTGCAGCTCAAGGGCTGGGATGTGCAGGAAAATAAGGTGGTCGCCCCTAATGGAGCTGTAACCACTTACCGGGGCGCCGCTCGAAACCCGGACTCGATCCAATCTGCGCAGAACTACAAATATTCGTGGTTTGAAGAGGCCCACAGGGCGAGCAAGTCTTCGCTCGATAAGTTGCTGCCAACCATCCTGCGCAACCCAGGCGCCGAGTGTTGGTTTTCCGCAAACCCTCAATCCAGCGGCGACCCATTCAGCCAGAGATTTATTGTCCCCTACCTCAAAGAGCTGGAGAGAGACGGCTATTACGAGGACGAGGTCCATCTGATTGTTGTCATTAACTGGCGAGATAACCCTTGGTGGAATGAGGAGCAGGAACGGTTGAGGTCATGGGATTTCAATAATCGCCCTCGCGCCGAATACGACTGGATGTGGGAGGGGAAATTCCACGACTCTATCGAGTCCGCGCTGATCCAGCCTGAATGGTTCGACGCCTGCATTGACGCGCACAAGAAGCTGGGATGGGAGCCGAAGGGCGCCGTTGTTGCCACCTATGACCCTGCCGATGTTGGTGCTGATGCTCAGGGATTTTCGTTAAGACACGGGAATGTGTTTATCGATGTGAGTGAAATACAGGCAGTGAATGCAAACCGCGGCGTGGACGCGGCTTGCGGTCTTGCGATCAAGGGAGGCGCGGATGTTTTTGGCTGGGACTGTGACGGACTCGGCGCACCACTGAGAGATCAGGTGGCGAGAAACTTTCAGGGAAAGAACATTCGATCATTTATGTTTAAGGGTTCTGAGGGGCCACATAACCCGGATGCGGTGTTTTCTGCGAGCGACAAATACGGATTCCGAGACAGCAAAAAAAACAAAGACGTGTTTGCGAACAAGCGCGCTCAGAATTACGCGGGATTGGCTGAAAGATGCCGCAAGACGTGGGAGGCTGTTACCGCCCGTGAAGAAGGTAACCATCTTTACATCGATCAGGATGAGCTGGTTAGCTTTTCCGGGGAAATCAAGGCGCTCGATGCTTTACGTTCCGAGCTTTGCCGGCTGCCCCTAAAACCAAATGGGGCCGGCCGAATTCTCCTATACACCAAGGCAGAAATGCGCAGCGGTATCACATTACCAGGCGGAAACAGAGTGACTATACCCTCTCCAAATATGGGCGATTGTTGCATGATGAGCTTTGATTCCGCTGCAACCCCGGCGATACGAGCGGGAGCGCATATTCCGCGCCCCGTCCCGGCAATGGGTAGACGTTAATGCTCGACCTCGAAGAAATCAAAGACCTTCACGAAAAGGCCTACATCTACAATCAGACCACACGCGAGCGCGCGGCTGATGACCTGATGTTCGCCTGGGTTACCCAATGGGATGACACCGTGCTCCAAGGGTCGAACCTGTCCTTCCGCGGCGAATTTAATATGATTCGCAAGGCGATGCGGCAGATCAATACAGACCTCACGTCGCAGGAGGTGCAGATTGATTTCGAGCCGCGAGACGAGAACCGGCAGGACGGCGCCGACATTTTGGATGGGCTGTACCGCGCAGATGATCGGTTAAACATAACTCGAGAGTCCTACGCAACCGCTCGGCAAGAGACGATTGTTTGTGGGTTCGGAGCTTGGGAGCTGCACACCGAATACAAGACAAACCGGGGGGGCGATGAGGAACAGGTGATCCGCCGCAAGCCGCTCCACGAGGCGAACAACAATGTCTTCTGGGATCCGAACGCCAGGCGCCAGGACAAGTCGGACGCGAAATATGTATCGATCCTGGAGCCATACTCTCCGGACGGTTACCGAGACCTTGTTAAAGAGCTGACCGGTGAAGACCCCGGAGAAACAAGGCCCAGCAATTTCGACTTCCCTCAAACCTCATACACATTCCCCTGGTATGACAGCGGGAACAGTCTGGTTTATGTAGCCTGCTTTTATCACCGGGAGCGCGTGAAAGACAAGGTGATCACTTTCGCCGACCCGCTTGGTCAGCCTATGAAGCTGCGCGAGTCGGACATAAAAGAGGTTATTGATGAGCTGTTAGACGGTGGGTACGAGATTGTCAGCGAGAAGGAAATCAAGCGCTGGCAGGTGACCAAATACTACGCATCTGGCGCCAAGGTAATTGATTCGTATGTTGTGGCCGGTGAGGAAATTCCCGTTGTCCCGATGTACGGCGAGCGCCAGTTTGTAGAGGGAGAGGAGTGTTACGAGGGCAACACTCGACTGGCTAAAGATCCGCAGAGGCTTCGAAATTTCCAGCTGTCCTACTTGGCCGACATTGTTTCCCGCTCCCCCCGGCCGAAGCCCATATTCAACCCTGAGCAAATCCAGGGATTTGAATTTATGTATGAGGAGAACGGAGCCGACAACAACTATCCGTACTATCTGCAAAACCGGCTGGACTCAAGCGGTAATCCTCTCCCGGTCGGCCCGATAGCGGAGATGCCAGAGCAGAGGGTGCCGCAGGCCCTAGCCCTCTCAATGCAACTGATGCGCGAGGCAATTGAGGATGTGGCCAATCCTGGGACACCGCAGGATATAGCCGATGTCAACCTGTCCGGGAAGGCGGTCATGGCGCTCCAGAAGCGCATCGACGACCAGTCCGCGGTTTATCAGGAGTCGCTCAAGCACGCCAAGCGTAGGGATGCTGAGATCTATGCGTCGATGGCGGCCGAGATACACGACACGCCGAAAACTGTAACTCTACAGCTCCCGGACGGCACCACAAAAAAGACCCAAATCATGCAGGCCGTGCAAGACCGGGAGACTGGCGAGCTGGTTGTTCTAAATGATTTAACCAATATGGAGTTCGATGTCTACGCGGACATTGGGCCTTCCTACGCGACCAAAAAAGAGGAAACGCTAGAGCAATTGCAGAAGATGATTGCGCTGGTTGATCCTGGCGATCCGATCCGAAAAATGTTGTTGATGCAAACTCTGACGCTGATCGACGGCATTGCCATGCAGCCGGTGCGGGACTTTGCGCGCAAACAAATGATTCTGGGCGGATTTATCGAGCCCGACACGCCAGAGGAACAGCAACTGCTCCAGCAGGCCTCACAGGAGCAGCAAAAGCCTGACCCCGCCATGGTATTGGCTCAAGCCGAAATGCTGAAAGGGCAAGCCGACATGGTCAGAGAGCAGAGACTGGCGGCCGTAGATGCAGCCAAAGCACAGAATGACAAGGCTAAGACCGACATAGATGCATTTAGAGCGCAGACCGACCGGGCGAGCGTGCAGGTGGATGCGCAAAAGGCTGGAGCTGAAATTAACTACAAGCAAATCCAGTCATTCGGACAGCAGCTGGACAACAGGATGAAAGCGGCAGCATTCCGCGCGCGATTAAGTCCACCCCCTCGAATGATGCAATAAAGAAAACGAATTCACTAAACCCGCCATTGAGCGGGTTTTTTTGTACCCGAAATTTACTGAGGCGAACAGGTTAAACGCAGCCCCTACCTGGTGGGACACCAGGGCTATCGTACCAAGCGAGTGAACTATGCAAACCCTAGCCGAACTGAAGGCGAAGAATCTCGCCGAAGAAGAAGCCGCCCAGAAAGCAGCGGAAGAAGCCAAAGCCGCAGAGGCTGAAGAAGCCGAAGAGGAAGAGGAAGAACCCGAGGGCGAAACGCAGACTGATGAGGCGGAAGCCGAGGAAGAAAAGCTCGGTGAAACCGAAGACTGGATGCGAGGAGATGAGGGATCTCCAGATGCTGAGAAGAAGTTTGGTGATTCCGACGTGGCCGCCGCAAAGCGCAAGCTCAGGGCGAAGCTGGAGCGACAACACCAAACGCGCGAAGAGGATCTACAGCGGCAGATTGATGATCTGAAGAAATCCCAAAGCAGACCGGCGGCAACCGAACAATTGCCCCCTCATCCAAAACGGGACGACTTCAGTGACCACGACGACCCGGATGCTGCATTTACGCAGGCACTGGTCGAGTGGAATCAAAAAGCCGCTGAAGCAAAGGCGAGGGCTGAAAGCGCAGCGCAAGAGGTAACGCGCCAACGCGGTGAGGCCATCGCTAAAGTATCCAGCGCAGTCGATCAGCATTATGAACGGGCAGTAACGCTGGCAGAAAAAAGTGGCATTAGCCCCGAGGCATATCAAACAGCCGACTTGAGAGTCCGGCAGGCCATTGATTCAGTTTTCAATGGCGCTGGTGATCAAGTTACGGATGCATTGATAGCCCATTTGGGAGAAGGATCGGAGAAGGTTTTTTATAACCTTTCAGTAAATTCTGGCCGACTTTCGGAGCTGACCAATCGACTCAAGAATGATTCAAGCGGACTCAGTGCCGCCGCATTCCTGGGACAACTTAATGCCGAGCTGAAACTGCCCACCAAACGAAACTCATCCGCCCCCAAGCCAACACCGCAAATTTCCGGAGATAAAAAAGGCTCAACGGACGCTAGACGCCTGCGCGAAAAATATCGCAAGGCCAGCGGCCAGAAAGCTTTTGATCTCCGCAGAGAAGCGCGCCGGCAGGGAGTAGACACTCAAGACTGGTAAGGAGATAGCCAAATGGCTACTACAGGTAAAATCGCTGAGGTAATGTTCGATGAATACCTCAAAACGTACGAAGACCAACAGTTAATGGTCGAACTGTGTGATCGTTTCGAACCCGATCACGCAACCATGCAGAACTCCAACAACTGGATCTGGCGTTCTGTGCAACAACACCGTCCCGTTTTGACTGGTTGGGATTTAACAGGCCAGGAACAGGACATCATCGAAGAAACCTACCCGGCCACACTGGGAGACCCTCGCGGCGACTTTATCGGTCAGCGTGCCGATATGCTGCGTGACATGCAGTTCTGGACTCGGGCGGGTCAGCAGGCAGCCCGGCAGCAGGTGACGGAGCAGAACAAGACCCTTGCGCAGCGCATTGCTACTCAAGGTTCCCTGTTCTACCGCTTCGACACCAACACCACTTCGCCGGGCTTTAAGTTCGTCAACGAGGCGGCCACGATTCTCACTGAGCGCGAGTCGTATCAAACTCAGTGGAATATGTGCCTCAACCCCCGCGACGAGCAGACGTTCTCTGGTGAGCTGTCAGGTCGTCAGACGTTGGCCGGGCGCCCAGAATCCGATGCGTGGAAGAAGGGTCAGATTGGGCAGCACATTGCTGAGGTTGATGTTTACCGCGGTGCGTTTTTGCCGAACCTGGTTGGCGGTGCCTCACCCGACACAACTGTCACGGGCGATCAGTCGTTTGCGCCAGAGGGGGGTTCTGTGTCCGCTACCGGCGTTGTAACCAATGTCGACTATCGCTTAGCTGCCATCCCGGTTGCTGCGACAGCGGGTTACAACGTGGGGGACAAAATCACGCTTGGTGTGAATTCGGTAAGTCTCGCTGACAAAACCGACACCGGACAGCTGATGACCTTTTCCATCGTCGGTATCCCAGACGGAACCACACTGGAAATCTTCCCCAAGCCAATCGCTTTGGATGATCCAGGACTAACCGCGTTGGAGCAGTCCTATGCCAACATCGTCACCCAGATCACAGACGCAACTGTTGTATCGCGCATCAACACCGATGCATTAGCGCGCACCAATGTGTTCTGGGATAAGGAAGCGGTGGAAGTGTACTCCGGCGGCATCCCGGCCGATCTGTTCAAAGAGTACGATGGAATGAAGGTTCTTACCGACACCATGCCGAACGGGCAGAAAATGTACATGATGTACGACGGAAACATTGCGACGATGACATTCCGTTACCGGCTGTTCACTTGGTGGGACATCACCATCAAAGACCCGTCTCGCTGCGGTTCTGGAGTGACCTTCTCCACCTAACTTGTGTAGCCCCTTCGGGGGCTTTTTTTATTGAGGGATAGCATGGCTACCATACTTTACAAAGACGGCATTGCTCACAGAGTAGACCCGCGCCGCGTACAGCAGCACTTGGCTGTGGGATACACGACCACTCCTTTGGCCGTGGTGAAAAAAACTGATCCAGTGATCGACAGTGCTGTAGAAACAAGCGGTGCGCACACTTACCCATCCGACGATAAAGACAAGCTCGCAGAGTGGGCGAAAGAGCATCACGGAATCAATCTTGATAAGCGCAAAGGCTTAGACAAGCTAATCGCCGAAGTTGATGCAGCGCTGGCACAGCGGGAAACCTGACATGCAACTATTCTTCGATAACGTCCAAGACACCAAGGGCAATGCGATTGTTGACGCGAACGTTATTGTCACGAATTTTCCGTCTGGTACTGCGGCAATCATCTACGATGAAAATGATGCAATCCCAGCAAATGAGATAGTGAATCTCGTTACAGATGCACAGGGGCAATACCAGTTCTTTGCGCCTAATGGCCGTTATTCAATAACGATAAAGAAAAACACCATTACCCTTGATGAGATAATTGATTTCGAGATTTCCGAAGCGGGAAGCGGTGGGAGCATAGCGGTAACCGATGGAACCACTACGGTAGATCCAACCAATGTTTTGAATTTTGGCCTTAATTATGTAGTCACAAATCCCGGTGGACAGCAGGCTAATGTAAATCACAATCCTGCTGCCGATATGTCATTCGATACCAATGTTTCATTGCTGTTTGGTAACGACCCTTTCCCTGTACCTATTACATATGATGGAAACCAACTACTTATAGGGCAGTCTATATCTCTACAGGATATAACCATCAGGGGTGGAGTTGTAAATTTAGAGGGAAGTGTATTCATTTCATATTCAGATTGGCCGAACTCTGATGGATCTGATGGACAAGTTCTAACAACAAACGGAGTGGGTCAACTAACTTGGGAAACTCCAAGCTCAGGTGGTGGGGTAGATTCAGTTATTGGAGGCACCAATGTTTCTATCACGGGAACGGCAACCGACCCAGTAGTAAATGTTCCATTCATAGGCGTGGTGAATATCAACGCGGGGGATAATGTAACAATCACAGGAGCAGCAAC